GCTTTTTGAGATAATATACACATGATGAGAAATAAAAAAGGAGAAACCATGAATAAAGATACTTTATCAGTAAATGGTAAGGATTTTACCATTACTCCCGATAAGGGTGAGGTGTTGGATACCCTCATTAAATCGTATCCGAATCAGTCTGCCTTTACTAGGGCAGAAATCAAGGAAGCACTTGATGGATATCTTCCATACTGGATTAAATCCTCTAGGTTTCCATTCAAAGAACCTAATCCCGAGGGTGGAGTTATCTTCAACCTTGAACAGGTTATCAACGGTTATAACGGTGGTTATAGCCATGGTGGAGAAACTCCAGTGAAAATTGCACCAGTCCCAGCGACTGCAAAACCTTCTAACATGCCAGTTGCAGCTGCGACTGAGTCTGTTAATCGCCTTGATGAAGGAGTCAAAATCATTCCTGAGAAGATGGGTAACTATGTTCCTTTTGGTCACTTCAAAGATGTTAAGAACATTATCAAGTCCAAAATTTTCTTCCCAGTTTTTGTAACTGGTCTTTCAGGAAATGGTAAGACTTTAATGGTTGAACAGGTTTGTGCCCAATTGAAGAGAGAACTCTACAGGGTCAACATCACCATCGAAACTGATGAGGATGATTTGATGGGTGGACATTCTTTAGTCAATGGTAACATTGTTTTCAGAGAAGGCCCAGTGGTCAAAGCAATGAGGAAAGGAGCAGTCCTTCTTCTTGATGAGGTTGACTTGGGTTCTAACAAGTTGATGTGTTTACAATCAGTTCTTGAAGGTAAAGGATACCTAATCAAGAAAACTGGTGAGTGGGTGACTCCTAAAAAAGGTTTCACTATCCTTGCTACTGCAAACACTAAAGGACAAGGTTCGGAAGATGGAAAGTTCATTGGAACTCAAATCATGAACGAAGCCATGTTGGAAAG